GAATTTTACGTCCGGTTGTTAAATTACAAGCCATAATTTTCTATATTTTTTTTATAAAAAAGGGTAAGCAGATAATCCACTTACCCCTTTAATTTATTGATTAATTAATTTTATGCGTATTCTACTAAGTCAGATGCAACACCGAACTGAACACTTGAAGTAAACCTCATTACCATTCTTACGTTGTTACTAGCGTCAAGGTCTTGCATATCTAAAACCTTAACAGTATTCGTGTCATTTAACAAGCCAGTACCGAAATAAAGGTTGCTCCTCTGTGCAGCATACATTTTGTTAGGTTTCATTCCTGGACAAACAAATACTTTCACACCGTTGATAGTTAAACTTCCGTTATTCCACCATTGTGTTCCTTGTGCGTTTGTACCATTTGCTCCTAATCCTTGAGCTGCAAATCCACCTAAAGCCTGAACGTAGAATTTAGCTGCTGCCGAACCTACATATAGGAATAAGTCTTCTTTACCATAAAGTGATGCAGGTATTGCATCTACTACCTTACTCATTTCTACAATAATATTAGCTACACTTAAAGCTGCGGCTGCAACTTGTTGAGCTGCTGGAATATCTCCTGCGGCTGCGGCTGTTGCAATTAGCTTCTCGAATCCATCAAATGAATTATTACTTACTGCAGTTGTGTCACCTTGCCAAATACAAAATTCTGTATTCTGAGCTACTTCTGCTGCAACGTGAGCAATCATAAAGTCAGAAAATTTTGGAGGTAAAGATTGACCTAAACCGTAACCCATTGATTGACTTTCCCAGTCATTTACGAAGTCATATTTACACAATTGTAAGTTAACTTGTAATTCAATTGGTTGGATAATTCTTTCAGTTAATGTTACTGAACTATTAGGATTAAAATCACAAGATGCAGGAGAAACTAAATTCCCTGTTGCTAGTTTTTTAATCACTTCTTTAAACGAAATATTCGCCTTAACCGTTAATCCACCGTCATCAATTGTTGACGCTGAAAGTAAAGCTGCTGCGATGTATTCACCAGCAAACTCACCGGCATACGTAGTCGTGATGTTTGTAGTAGTCGCTAATTTGATGTTTTTTAAATTACTCATTTTTTATTTTTTTTATATATTATTATTATGATTCAGATGCCCAGATTCCTTGACAACCTATTATGTACCATTCTGTTAAACTTACTGCTCTTAAAGCACACCAATCTCCTTGTATAGATGTTGCTTTAGTATTTTCCCAGTCTTTCCCAAGAACTCCACCTGCTACAACAACTGAACCTGCTAAAGTAACCGCACCTACAATTTTGTTTGAATCATCAGGCGAAATAGTTACTTTGTTGTTTGCTGCTGCACCAGAATTTCTAAAGAATATTGTACATCCTAAATTTCCTGCTGTAATTTTTGGAATACCGATAGTCAAACCATCAGTTCCAACGTTGTGGTCGTTTCCTATATCGCCTTCAGAAATATCTCCTGTTGCTGTATAATAAGATTGACCTACTTGATTGTATTCTACATCATTTGATGTGTAATTAAAAGTTCCCATATTTTTATTTATTTATTTAATTTATTTAATACTCTGTCTAATGTACTTACGAATTTTCCTTTTCCAAATTCAACTCTTTTCCTTTTCCCACTTTCTCCTTCTGGATTGTGTTTGATTGGTTTAGATGAAGCTTCAGAAAATTCTTCTTTTACTGTTCTTGATTTCAAAGGCTTTTCGATTGACATTTCTTCTTCAATTTCTTCAACTTCTTCCATTTTAGACTCCTTATCTCCTTTTAAATCAGCGATAGCATCTTCTAAATTTTGGATTTTTGCTTCCATTTCTTTGAATGAATCTTTAGTAACGTAGTTTCCTTCGTCAGCCATTTCTTCGTCCTCTTCTTTTACTTTTTCTTCGTAATTGTCATCTTCTTTAAGATCAGACGTAATTTCTTCGCCTTCTTTAGATTCTTTTGCAGGAGCTTCGTCAGAAACTTCTCTAACGTCAGCAATCATACCCTCTTCAGATACAACGACTAATCTACCATCTTCAAGTAAATACTCTCCGACTGGCATTGCCACCTTCTCATCGTCTGTAACGATAAAAATTTCTTTGTCCTTTTCGAACGACTCGGCACTTACGATTGTACCATTTTCTAATTTCATCTCTTCAAGTTTAACTTCAATATTTAGAAGTGTTTTGATTTGATTTAACATTTCGGTTGATTTCATATTATATATATAACGGATTAATTATTAAAATTTGTATTTTCACTCTGTTCTTGTTATCACTCCTATGCCCTGCGCTCTCATTGAGCCATCACAACACTCGATTGAATAAGTATTACTATCCCAGCACAAACAAGCTCTTCCACTTCCTGTAGGCGAGGTTCTGCTGCCGATAAAATTTTCATTATTCGATTTGTTATTTTGTCTCATTGTTAGACTTTAAGATATTAACGATTTTATTTAGGATTTTATCTTCTGTTGATAAATCTTCTTTAATTTTCTCTTTAGGAGATTCCATTTTGTCAGCAAAGTAGCCTTCAATACTGAACCCCTTAACTTTATTCGTTTTAACATACTCGTTCCACACTTCTTCATTGTTAACTTTCACTGCACCCATCCACGTTCCTATTGGAACATCAAGATTATATAAGGCAGTTTTATCTTTTTGTTTATCTTGTACTATCCAGCTCTCGACTAACGTCAAACCGCTCAGTGTCTGATCGTGTTCGAGAGTTGAATTGTTTTGGTAGCCATTTTTTAAATACATCTGTGATGCTTTGACTATTGTTTCTTTAGAAAAGAATATATAATAATCTCCCTCTTCTCCTGTTCTAAATATTGGTTTATTAGGTATCAATAAAGCACCTAATAAAATTTTCTTCTCTTTATTAATTTCGGCAAGTTTAATCTCTTGTGAATTCAAAGCAATAAAGTCAGACTCGATGGCTGGTGACTCGACTATTGAAATAGCTTCAATTCCTGCATCTTCTTGTTCTTCGTCTAAAATCAATTCAATTATTCTCATAACTATATAACGTATTTAAAATTCAATTTTGTATTTACCCAATTGTCGCTCCTTCAATTGTGTTTCTTTCTAAACTTTGAGCTGTTGTAACTTCCGATGCCACAACAAAAGCTTGTATTGGTTGCTGAGTTTGACCCCCTATTGCATCGGCTAATTGATTTGTTTCTCCTGCTCCAACCACGTTAAACTCTGGTGGAATTGCTGGAATAGATTCAAGTCTTGGAGTTGCTGTTCCGGCAGCCGGATTGGATGCACTACCTCCTCCACCTTCTGACTTGGTTGCCATTATGGACTTAACAGATTTAAATCCAATTGCTGCGGTACTTGCTATGTTTACGAGCTTCATCGCAAAACCAAAAGGAGTTGCAGTTTTAGTAGCTAACTCTGCTGTTATTCCCTGGTATGTATTGATTAATGCAGCTGCAACGGCAGCAGCTTTACCTGCTTTTGAATTTTCTCCTAATAGATTTGCTATACCTGCAAACGTATTTTTAGCCATATCAATCTCAGCATCTCTTTTAATCTTATCAATGTTCTCCTGCTCTTCATTGAACTTAGCTATAATCTTTAATTTGTCGTCTTCCGTTCCACCTAGTCTTGTTAATTCATCTAATGCTTTTGTTTTTTGTTCTTCAAGACTTTCTTCTTCTTTAATTCCTTGTGCTTCTAAAAACGCAGCTTTTTTCTCATCAAGAACTATTTGTTCCTCGTCTTCTATAATTTTTTTCTTTTCCTTAAATGCTGCTTCAACATCAAGAATCATTTGTTGTTTTTCAGTTTCAGAAAGTTTTAAATCTTCTAAAGCTTTTAATCTTGTTTCTTTTTCTGCTTCTATTTCTGCAAATTTATTTGATTTGTCTTTTACTCTTAATGCATCTTTAAAGTCTTGAACTGCTTTTTCATCTGCTATTTTTGCATCTCTTAAAGCTTTACTTTCCGTAGCCTCTTCTCTAGTTGCTCCTAATATTTGAGCACTTACTGCTTTTGCTTTTGAGAGTTTAGCTGTTTCTAAGTCTATTAATTTCGCTCTTAAATTTGCTTCTTCATCTAAGTCTTCTTTCGTTGAATCGCCTAAAGCATTCTCTGCTATTTTTGCATCTAGTCGTAATTGAGCTGCTTCAATTTCTTGCTTTGTTATTTCATCTTCTATTTTTCCAGCTTCTGTTAAAAATCCGATTCTTTCTTTAGCTGTAAAGTTTTCTTTTTGAGCTGCTTTGTCTAATAACTCTGCTCTCTTTCTATTTGCTTCGGCTCTTTCAGTTATTAACTTTCTATCTAATTTGTCTGCTTTGGCTCTTTGATCAGCAATTTTCGCAGCAATTTTACCCTCTTCTGTTAATTCTTTTATTAAGTCTTTTGTTCCTTTTACTAATGCTTTAGTTAAAATAACTGCCGGATTTAAAGCTTCATTTAATCCAACAATTCCTTTTCCTGCATCTGCTAAAGCTCCAGAAAAATCTCCTTTAAATAACTTTGATATTGCCGAGCCTAAAAATCCTAAGCTTTCGACAACTTTATCAACCTTATCCATTACAAACTCCTTAATACTTTTTCCGAAATTCTTTAAAGTTTCAATTGGAGATGTAAAAAGATTAATTAAACCTCTACCTAAAGATGCTAATTTGTCTGTGAATACTCCTGTGATAGCTCCAAGAACTCCCATCATTTTATTGAAACTATCTTGTCCTTCTTCCGATGAAGTAAAAGCAGTTGCTAGTGATGTGATTGCAAGTAGTAAAGCTCCAATCCCTGTTCCAATTATAGCGATTTTCATCGCACCCAATCCTTTTGTAGCTGATCCAATTGACTTAGTCATTCCACCAATACTAGAGCCTAATCCTCCAGTCTTAGCATCAACCATACCTAGAACTCCACCATAATCTGCTGCGTTTTCTTCTGCGTCTTTTAAAGTATCATTTGCTTTTTGTCTATCAATTCTAACTTCTTTTAATCCAATCTTCTCCTCTTTTAATCTTGAAGTAGTTACTGCAATTTTATCATTTATTGCTTTTCTTCCTGCAAGATTTGCTTTTGAAGTTTTCTTTAATTGCTTTTGATACCCAAATAATTCTTTTTCAATATTAAAGATTAAATCTTCCTGGAGTTTTAAAGATTCATTTAATTCTTCAACATTCGCTTGAGCTTGTTCCGTTGATATTTTTAAACTATATTCTTTTTCTATTACAGCCATTTGATAGTATTTTTAATAATTTTAGAAACACTTTGTAAATCTTTAGGCAAAGCATTTTTCCCCTGTGCGATTCTTATGTTCTCTGTTTGACCTTTTGCTAATTGTAGCAAATCAACTATATTTTTTATCATTGTGTAATATTTAGTAATTCAATCTCGCTTTTACCATTTGTGAGATTCGTTGTTATTGAATTGATTTTGTAATTCTGTAAGTTTATTTGCATTTTAGAATTGAGTTCTAAATTGTGATAAATTTTTAAGGGCAAATATGCAGTCACTTTAGTTAGCCTTTTATTTCTATTAAAAACTTCTGAGATATATGTGTTATAATAATTGGCAAATAAAGTTCCAGAAAAAACATCATTCGGAGTATATTCATTTATCATTTGACCGAAATTTATATTAGTTGTACTTGATGAAGCTAAAAGCTCCTTACTATTTGATGGAATTATATATTGTGTAATTTGGACATTTGCGTTTGGCTCTGCTGAATTTTTAAAAGAAATAGCAGTTCCTGATGGAATTCTTATGGCATAAAAAATCAAAGGCAATCCAAAGTAAGCCTCTTGATTATCGTCCACAAAATATCCATATTGAACACTTGTTGGAGTTGTACTAGCAGTTGGAAAAATCCTTTCATATAAAACGTGCTCAAAAGGAATCTCCACAGAATAAGTATTAGTTGGAGCATCGTAAATATCCTCGTCTAAAGTGTATTTTAAAGACCCCCACTCTAAGTTATTCACTTGATTATATTGTTTAGCTAAAAAAGTATTAATCCCTTTGAATCTATATACTACTTCTCTAAATGGTAAAGCAATATCTACAGTGGATTTTGTTACATCGAGATACTGGTCGATTATTATTGGGTCAGAAGCTCCGGCTGCGTAATAACTATCTAAAGTTTTAACAACAATTACTCCGGCATTATCAACAAAAGCAGTTAAATTAAACATTCTAAAAATAGAAGTTAAAAAATCAATAATAGTCATTTCTGGAATCTGTTCAGAAATAACAAATTGAACGTCTGATTGATTTTGAAAAGTAGATGAATTACTTAAAGTTTGTGTTCCTCCACCTGATCCTTGTCCTGGCTGCGTATTAACGACAGTAATTTCCCACTCTATATTAGTCGCTGCAAATGTTATTCCTGTTGTTGATGCAATAAGAACAGCGTAAGTTCCTGCTCCTAATGCTGTTTGTGGACTATTAAAAAGCGTTTGATTTCCGGTTACATTATTTAATTGTGCTACATCTGCACCATTTCTAGAAACTCTAACACTATATTCAACCGTGTTATTTGTTGGAGTAAGTTCTAAAGATGTGCTTACATAAACATCACTCCCTGATAAAACACCTAAAGTTAAAGTTCCATTTGCAGCCGTAGATACAGATGGTAGATTTCCAAAGGTAGTTACTAAATCATTTAATTGCGTGAAATTTAATTGCAATTGAACAGTTGATTCTACTCCTCCTTTTTTCCTATGAAGCCACATCCATAAATTATAGAAAGCAGTGTTAGATGTATTATTAAAAAAATCGCTAGAGAAAGTTATTGATTGTTCATTTTCATAAACCTGTGATTGTATTGCTGCAATAATTGCCTGTAATCTTATTGCATATTTTAAGTCAGAAAACAAAACTCCATTATCTGAAGTTGAGCCTTGCCAAGCTAAATTACCAATCGCTTGTTTATTATTAGCAGGGTCAAATATTAATCTTTGAGTATGAGTTATTAAAGGACAGCAAATATTTCCTGTTGGTGGATTCCTTAATTTTGATAAAACAGAACTATTAGTATAAGTTAAATT